CTGTCCCGTGAACCCCCCACCGGCCATGATCAAATCCAGGTGATCATGAAACCCCCGATGCCGACTGATATTGATCACGAAGCGGTCAGACGGGCCACATTCAGTTGATCTTGGAAGGATTTGATCATGGACTGGTACAGCGGCGAGAAGACCAACAGTGTGGACCTGAAGATCAACAGCTACTGCTACGTAGACCCCACTCGGTACACCAAGCCCCAGCCCGGTGAGGGCACGGTGCGCTATTACCTGTATCTGAATCTTGATCTTGCCCTGAAGGCCGGATACCTGACCGGAGTCCTGCGCCTCCGGGCTGTCCGTGAGCCGGTGGAGGATGCCACGGCCTACCTGGACATCACAGTGACCCGGAAGGACACCAAGATCACCAGCGATGATCTTGATCAGGTGTCGGACACCTTCGAATGGCTGGTGACTCATGAGTGGATCGGCGCGGCTGATGATGACTATGATCAACTGCGCTGGGACATCAAGGCGGGCCCGGAATTCGATCATGCCGCGATGACCACTCGCTATGCCAAGGCGTTTGCGGGATGACCGACATCCTGCAACTGGCGGCATCGGGCCTCAGCATCGGCGAGATAGCCAGGGCTGCCCAGGTGGACCCGGCTACAGCCGTGATCATGATCAACCAGGCGATGGCTGACCAGCTGAAGCTGAGCCAGGATGAGGCCCGGCTGTTGGAGTCGGTCCACCTGGACATGATTCGGGCAGCGCTGACCCCCTACGCCATGCAGGGCAGCGCCGAGGCTGCCCGAATCCTGGTGCGCGTCCACCAGGCCAAAGCCAGTCTTCTCGATCTTGCCTACGTCACCCCTGCTATCCCGGAGGACGGGGGTGAAGATGATCTTGACCGAATCCGCCAGGACCGCGAGGCCAGACGTGCGTCCACGGATTGAACTGGTCCCACCGTGCCGAAGCACGGCAGCCCCGGAGGTCTTCAGCCTGCTGGACATGCTGGGGATGCCCCTCTACCCCTGGCAGCGCCGCTTCCTGGTCCAGCTGTTCGCTGAAGATGATCATGGCAAGTGGGCAGCCCCCCAGGCCTGCCTGATCGTTCCCCGGCAGAACGGCAAGTCATACCTGATGGCTGCCGTGATCATGGCCAAGCTGTTTCTGTTCAACGAACAGCTGATCACCTTCACAGCCCATCGAGTGGACACAGCCCTGGAGGTTTTCAACCTGGTCGATCAGCTGGCCCGGAGTCACCCGGCTACCCGGAAGCGCATCCTGCGGACCCGGAGGGCTGGCGGCAAGGAAGCCATCGAACTGACCAACGGGCAGCGGTTCAAGATCATGGCCCGGGCCCGGGGCACCGGCCGGGGTTTCGCCGGTGACACGGTGATCATGGACGAAGCGCTGGAGCTACGGGACCAGAACAGCATCAACGCGCTACTGCCCACCCTGGCTACCCGGCCCAACAGTCAGCTGATCTTCGCCAGCAGTGCCGGGGACCGGGGCAGCGTGGTGCTGGCCGGGGTCCGGTCACGTGGCCATGCCGGGGCCCCACGGCTGCTGTTTGTCGAGTATGCGGCCGACCCGGACGCTCCGCTGGATGATCATGATCAATGGACGACGGCCAACCCCGGCTGCCCGGACCTGATCAGTTTCGACGCCATCCAGCAGGAACTGGACAGCATGTCCGCTGATGGCTTCCGGCAGGAACGGCTGGGCATCTGGGCCGATGAACTGAGCCGGGCAGTGATCCCGGCCCAGGTCTGGCGGGACACCCTGCGGACCGTCCAGACCCTGCCGGAACCGGGCAGGCTGGGGCTGGCTTTCGATGTGGCTACCGACCGGTCCGCTTCATCGATCATGATTGCCTGGAAGGTCGCTGATCAGCTGATCCACGTCCGGCTGTCCCGGCACGCGGCCGGGGACAACTGGCTGACCGATGAACTGGCAGCCCTGGCCCAGGCCTGGCAGGTCCCGGTCACCTTCGATGACGCAGGCCCTGCCAGGGACATCGGAGAGGCCCTGAGGCTACGGGGTGTCGCGGTCGAAGCCGTTGGTGGCCGGGACTTTGCCGCCAGCTGTGCCCGGCTGGTCAGCGGGCTGACCGGTCAGCTGATCACCCATCACCCGGACCTGGCCCTGGACCAGGCAGCCGGGAACGCCACGGCCAGGAACGTCGGGGAAGCCTGGGCTTTCGCCAGACGCTCCACTTCCGTGCCGATCAGTCCCTTGACGGCAGCTGCCCTAGCGGTCTGGGCCATTGATCATGTCAAGCCGCCACGGTCCCGGTTCAAAATCTACTGAGGAAGTTTGATCATGACCCTGCCCAGCATCGGTAGCCCCGTGATCACCCAGCCCTGGAGTCAGGTGATCTTTCCGCCACCCACGGTGTTGCCGACCACACCCCCGATGACTGCTGCCCGGGCCAGGTCCATACCCAGTCTGGCCCGGGTACTGCAACTGATCAGCGGGCTGATCCGGCAAATGCCGATGGATGACTACCGGGGAGTGGACCCACTGCCCCGGCCACGGATGCTGGAGGCCCCAGACCCGACAGTCGCTCGATCATGGTGGGTCGGCAATCAGGTCGATGACTACCTGCTGCACGGGAACGCCGTGCACGTGATCACCAGCCGGGATGCCACCGGCTGGCCAGCATCGGCGGCCTGGGTGCCCGCTGAGTGGATCACCATCACGTGGGATATCGACCGTCCCGGCCAGGCCAGCTACTGGGTGGGTGGGGAACGGCTGCCCCAGCGGGATGTGGTGCATGTCCGGCGAGGGGCCGACCCCTGGTGCCCTTACCGGGGAGTGGGCTTGGTGGAACAGCACCTGGGCACGCTGACCCGGGTAGCCGCCGAGGAAGCCTACGAAGCATCCATCCTGAGTGGGGCAGCTGTCCCGTCTGTGGTGGTGATCAGCCCCAACCCTGACCTGAGTCAGGAAGAAGCCACTGATGCCCAGACCATCTGGGAGAGCAAATACGGGGGCGACCGACGCAGGCCAGCGGTCCTGCCAGCCGGAACCCAGGTGATGCCACTGTCCTGGAGTCCCACCGATGCCCAACTGAACGAAGCCCGGAAGCTGTCCCTGCTGGATGTGGCGAACCTGGCCAACCTGGACGGCTACTGGGTGGGTGCCCCGGCATCCAGCTTCACCTACCGGTCCCCGGGCCCGATGTATCTAAACCTGATCAGGCAGACGATTGCCCCGATCACCGAAGACTTCGAACTGACCTGGAGTGATGCTTGGTTGCCCCGGGGCCGACGGGTCCGATTCGACCGGTCTACGGTGCTCCGCGATGATCAAGCCACCGAGGTCAACACCTTGTCGAAAGCCATCACGTCCAAGATCATGACCGTGCCTGAGGCCCGGGTCTATCTCGGACTGACCCCGGAACCACCCCCGGAACTGGTGGACTCCGAACCGGAACCCCCGGCCATCCCTGGTGAAGACCTGCCGTCCACCACTAGCCCGGTCACCACCACCGGGGGCCCAGATGATCAGGAAGGAAGTTGATCATGCTCGACACCATCACCCTGCGGGCCCCGGAGGTCCGGACCTTCCCGGCACTGGAGCTACGGGATGCCGAGTCGGACGGCCGATGGCTGACCGGTACGGCAGTGCCCTATGACGAGTGGGCCAACATCGGCTGGTTCCTGGAACAGCACGCGCGGTCCAGCTTCAGCAAGTCGATCACTGAAGCCGCCCAGAAGCTGCCGCTGTTGCTGTGGCATGACAACCGGTCGTTTCCGGTCGGGATCAGCGATCACTGGGCCGATGCCGCCGAAGGGCTGCAAGGCCGGTGGAAGATGGACGATAGCGAGGAAGCCAGCCGGGCCGCCGATCTTGCGTCCAAGGGCCTGCTGACCGGGCTCAGCATCGGCTTTGCCCCGATTCGGTCAGTCTGGCAGTACGTGGAAGATGATCAATGGGACCCGGACTTGGGTCCGGACCATATGGACCGGGTGACCCGGGTCGAATCCCGGCTGCTGGAGGTCAGCTTGACCCCGACTCCGGCCTTTGCCGGTGCCAAGGTCAGCCTGGTCCGGTCCCGGGTGCATCGGAACCGGACTCGTGAACCGGGGAAGCCCAGCCCGGAACTGGTCGGCTGGCGGAACTACCTGACCAGCATCAAGCGCGGCTGATGACTGTCCTGACCGTGATCATCGGTGTCTTCCTGGCCGTGTGGCTGGCCGGGCTGGCTGTGCTGACCTGGCTTGATGTATGGCCCCGGCTGGTGGCCCTGCGGAAGGCCCGGGAGGTCCGGAAGACCGATGACCGGTTGATGCATAGCCCCGATGGCTGACCCCGTAGCGCTGGTAGCCCCCAGGGCCACATCAGGGCAGCGGCAAGGGCTGAAAGTGGCTCAGAACGGCATACAGGGCCTGTCAGAGGCAAGATTGGGCCCCCAGCTGGGTGGTGGAACCCCCGAGGACCCCTAGGGCCACCCAGCTGGGCTGATCAATGACCCGGGTTTGCTCCAGCCACTTCCAAGATCAGCTGCCCGGGGTTTACACTCCAGCCGTTCCCACGTCGGAGCGCGCCCAGCCGGGCCCGTAGCAGCAGCCGGGCCAACAGCCCAGCTGGGGGGCTGGCCACCACCTGGGAAGGCCCATCGTGCCCTTCCATGATCAAAAAGGTGGTGTCATGCCGCGCCCGAACCCAGTGCTTCAGCGGCTGCTGGAGCAGCGAACCGAGCAGGAAACCTTCATCGATCAGCTTCTTGCCCGGGTGCAGGAAGAAGATCGTGATCTTGTCGATGCTGAGCGCTCCAACCTGGAGGCTGCCCGGCAGCGGATCACTGAACTGGATGCCCAGATCAGCCCGCTGGAACAGTTCGAAGCCGTCCGGCAGGCCCATCAGGCAGCCCTGCCGAACGTCCAGCCCCGGCAGCGGCCAGCTGCCAGCGACCAGGCTCAGCGGGCCCCGCTGACCGTCCGTGATCGAGAACAGCACTACACCAGCCCCGGGGCTTTCGTAGTGGACTTCATCCGGGCCCGGGGCTACCCGGGGATGGGGCAGGCCCCGGATACCGACGCGCGCCAGCGGATCGGGGCTGCCCTTGGCCGTGACCTGGATGATGTGCTCCAGGCCCGGGCCATCGTCAACCAGACCACGGCCGACACCCCCGGCCTGCTGCCTGAGTTGATCATCGGCCAGATCAACACTGACCTGGATGCTTCCAGGCCGCTGATCGCCACCTTCGGGGCCCGGCCACTCGGGGGCATCCCGGGCAAGAAGTTCAACCGGCCGGTGGTCACCCAACACACCCAGGTAGGTGAGCAGACGGCAGAGAAGACCGAACTGCCCAGCCGACAGCTGAAGATCGATTCCGTGGAATGGTCTAAGCGAACCTTCGGCGGGGCCCTGGATGTGTCCCGGCAAGACATCGACTGGACCAGCCCGGCAGCCTGGGACGCCATCCTGACTGACCTTCAGGGCATGTACGCGGCCTTCACCGATGACGAGTGCGCCCAGGACTTCGCTACGGCTGTCACCACCGAAGTGCCGATCAGCGACCCCACGGACATCAAGGCCTGGGTGCAAGCGCTCTACGATGCAGCGGCGGCAGCGGCTGTCGGTGGAGTCCAGGGCCGGGCCACGGCTGCCCGGCTTCCGAACCACATCTGGGTGAGCATCGATCAGTGGGCTGCCCTGGGTGTGGTGATCGACTCCATCCGGGTCAGCGGGGTGCAGGCCCTGGCCCCCGGTGCGTCCAGCCCGACCACTTTCGCCGGAGACATCCTGAACGTGGCCAGGACCGTGGTCCCGGGCTTCCCAGAGGGAACGGTGATCGTCGGCCGGACGGACAAGTTCGAGGTCTATGAGGAACGGATCGGGCTGCTGTCGGCCATCGAGCCGAAGCTGCTGGGTGTCGAGATTGCCTATGGCGGTTATGCGGCCTGGGGCCCTCTCGACGCCACGTGCTTTGCCAAGGTGGCACCAGCGGGCCCTTAGTCGCTACCGGGGCTAATGCTGGGACCCCCGGTAGCTGGACACCAGCAGGCAGTGCGGCACCCGCCGATGTGGCAGCCCTGGCAGGGGCCAGCCCTGCCATCGTGGCCAATCCGGCTACGCCATGGACCACCGGCCAGTATGTCCAGACCCAGACCGCTTCGACGGCTGGAGAGGCCACCTGGTCCGGGACCGGATGGGTTGGCGGAAGGGCACCGTAATCGATCATGATCACCACACTGGAGGATGTCCAGGCCTGGCTAGGGCCGGGCTATGACACACCCACGGTCACCCAGGCCTACAACGCCGCTGAGGCCTGGGTGAGCAAGCGGGTCCGCTACCCAGTGGTCAACCCGCTGGTGGAACCGCCCGAACCCCTGGAAGCCCCGGATGACCTGAAACAAGCCGTCCGGTTCCAGACAGCCCGCTACCTGGCCCGACGCAACAGCCCGGACGGCATGGTGGGCCTGGGGGACCTGGGGGTGGCCCGGATTCCGGTCAGTGATCAAGATGTCCAGACGTTGATCAATCCCTGGAGAAGGGTGGTCACGTGATCGACATCTCCGCACTACGGAACCAGCTAGCAGCCATCCTGCTGGCTGCCGTGGGTGATCAGGCCACGGTCTACCCGGCAGGCACCACTAGCACCGTGGTCTTCCCGGCCGTGATCATCGGTATGCCCCGCTGGGAGGCCAATACCCAGCCGTGCATGGACACCTTGTCCTGGCCGATCACCACAGCTGTGGCCCGGCCGGGCAGCAACGATCCCCACGTGATCACTCAGCTTGATCAACTATGGCCGGTGGTGGCGGAAGCACTCCGGCAGTCGATCAGTGACGATCAAACGATCATGGGCAGCTGCAAGGCCGCCACCGTGATCAGGGCCGATCCCGGATACGTGGCCATCCAGGGGATCGACTACCCCGGCCAGACGATCACGCTAGAAACCTACGGATAGGACAGATGATCATGGCATTCCAGCCATATAAGGCCAAGGATGTGGACCTGATCCTTGGTGACGAAGTAGACGGTCCCAACTTCAAGTGCCAGCTGAGGTCCGTGGTGCTCACCCCGGACACTGACATCGAACGGATCAAGACCTTGTGCCCATCGGGCCAGTTCGCCAGTGTCAGCGACCCGGAATGGTCCCTGGAACTGGGTTACCTGTACGGCAAGGATGATTCCGACCCGGCAGCTGCCCTGGCCCGGTTCCTGCTGGACAACAGCGGGCTTCAGGTGCCGTTCGTGTTCCGGCCCTGGTCCGGTGATGATCAGGAAGGCTACAAGGGTGTGGTGACCTGTGTTCCGGGCCCCATCGGTGGCGAGGAAGGCAGCTTCAGCGAGCAGTCCGTGAGTCTGCCGGTGGAAGGCCAGCCCGAACCGCTGACCGCCACGGTGGCCGCCACCGGTGCCACAGCAGGGACCCCGGGTCAGTGGACCCCGAGCGGGGCAGCCGCACCGGCCGACACCACCGGGATCACGGCCAGCCCGGCCACGGCCTGGTCCACTGGCCAGTACGTCACCTTGTCCAACGGTGACCACACCTACTGGGACGGGACGGCCTGGCAGGACGGGGAGGC